TAAATCTTTTATTATTTCTTCTTCACTCATAGTTATCACTCCATTCAGCTACGTTTTAATTTCCAAACATTTTAAAATGTCTAGTTAGTAATTCTTCTTGCTCCTGTCTTTCAAAGTCAGCTCTTGACTGAATTATAAACTCTACATTTTCAGGAAGATCTGTACTTATAATAAGTGGTGTCTTTTTTCCAGCTAAAGCTATATAGTGTATATAGCCGTCATCATATATTGTATCTTCTAGCCTTAATTTATTATAAGCTTCAGGTGTAATTCTAATTACTACTTGTAAATGTTTTGGGTTTTTAAACCTATCGAATATATCAAATCTATATTGTGTATATGTATCATATATCTTATCTAACATTGTTATCCCTCCTATATCATTTCAAATTCTATGGCTGTCAAGTATATTGTCTTATTCATCACATTGTAGTAAGTATCCTTGCTAATTCCGTCTTGCATTTGTGCATATACTTGTTTGTGTCCTTTGAAGAATATTAGCTCTGCTACTTTTTTATCTTCTTCGTTAAGCCTTGCTATTGCGTTTTCTATATTTTGAATTTTACGAGTAACTATAAGAATAGATCTACTTGATATTAGCTTTTCTGCTTTTTGAAAGGTTGTGTCGCTTGTAGTGTTTCCTCTAGGCTGTCCGTCTTGTACTGGCGAGCTTTCAAGTATTTCTTCTTGTAGCTCTATTAGCTTTCTTTTATTGTATTCGTAGTTGTATAACTCTTTTTTTATGTAGCTCCTTGTGTGAGCATCTAGTTTGTAGTTCTTTCTCATAGTTACCCTCCAATTAAATTATTTCTTTAAATTCTATGTCGTCATATTTGTATTGCAACATTTTCTTTTTTAGAATATACGTTTTATCTTTTGCAGTAGCAGGACTCTTAACATCTTCTAAAACGTGCCTGCCGTCTTTGGTGTAATAGTCAAAGTCAGACTTATAAGTTATTGCTCTTATTGTTTTTCCGTTCTTTTTAAAGCTTGGCTGTAATTCGAACGAAGTCTGCATTTTTAACTCTTTGATTAGTCCAGCTCTTTCAAGTAGTTTTAACTCTTTATATCTCAAACCCTCTTTTTTTGAGTCGAACTCTATTCCGTCAATTATTATTTTTGTGTTTCTGTACTTATTTACTGTCATCTGTACCCCTCCTATATATAAGTAAAGGGTACATATTGTACCCCAGTTGCTTAATCTTCTTTCTTGCTATTTTCTTTTTTTTGTCGGCTTTTTTCGGCTCTTTTTTTATTCAACATTATTCGACATTTATTTTTTTTGCTCGAACTTTTTCGACTTTTTTTGAGCAATAGCCTTGCCTATTTTCTTAAGTTCTTTATTCTTTGCGTTTTCTTTTATTCTTTTTGCATCTGCTCGCCCTTTTAAAAGTGTCTCAGTTCCTAAGTCTTTAAGCCACGTTATTTTTATATTAAGTTTTAGCCACTCGTCAAAGTTGTTATAGTCTATATTGGCTTTAGTGTCTTTTTTAGGTGTTATATATTCCCACGTAAATATTTCGCTAAGTGCGTCTAAATCTCTCTCAAATGGTTTTATTATAAATCTGTCAAAGTGTCGGTCTTTATTCTGTTTAACGTCCTCATATCTTGGTATAAGTTTGCAATTCTCATAAAGGTTTTTAACGCTTATTATATTCTCGTGTTTTCTGCCTAAGTTTCGTCTTTTATGTAAGAATATTGCTAAGCCTAAACTAAAACTATAAGGGTTATACTTGTCGTTAGTTCTAAGCATCTCTTTAGGTAGGTAGGCTAAGTAAGGTGTAGGCTCTAAAATAACTCTGTTAGCAAATTCTTTACGCATCTCAAAGTAAGCAACGCCTCGATCAATTCCTAAATTATTAGCCCCTAAGCCTAAATCTGCAAAGTCGCCCTTGTTACCTTTTTTCTTAGTAAAGAATATACTATTTAAAAATCTTAGGTCTATTGTAGTTCTTTCTCTTAAATCTCTTAAGCCGTCCTTAGTTGTACTTTTGCCCTCTATTTCTGCTAAGTCCTTTATTGATATTCTTAAAATAGGGTTAGCATCTAAGTATTGGCTCTCTATTGGCTTGTCTTTATCAACTAAGGTTGTAAGTTGTGATATAAGCACCCATAAAAGTTTTGACGTGCTTTGTCTTAGCATATTATTGTTATAGGTCGACTTACTTATAAGCCCCTCTAATTCGTCTACGTTGTCAATTCCTAATATATATTTAGGTCGTCTGTCCATATTTATACCTCCTAAAATGGTAGTGAGTCATTATCATAATAATTTGGAATGTTATCATAAGATTGTGGCATTGACTCTTGCTGTGGCTCTTGTGGAGCTTCGTTTTCAAACTCTTGTACTACAGCTTTTATTTTTGGTAGTCCTTGATTTGTTTTATAGAAGCTTAGAAAGCCTTTTTTTACATTTATTTTTGAATTACTTTCTAGCGATATGTCTTTTGGTAGTTGTACGCTTATATATAAGTTTTCATAATTACCAAATTGGTTTTTCTTGCTTATTGTTGTTGAGTAAGAAGTTCTACCTTCATATTCATTTTTGTATATTCTTAATTGGCTATTGTCTATATTTATTCCCATTATAATTCCTCCTATTTATATTCCCAGTTATAACTTCCTGCTGTTTTTGATTTTTTATTTAAACAGTTCCATATATTTGTATTTAATATTCTTGTTTTCCTTGTTTTCTATAAAAGTTTCTGCAACTATCCTGTGTAAAGAAAAAGTTTTACTTTTAGAGTTTTTAGATAAAACTACTATTTCATATCCTTTGTTGGTTGTACCTGTTTTTAATATTTTTTCACTTTTGGCTGTATATTTTCTAGGAAAGCTTTTTATTCTACCCATATTACTTACTTGATATAAACCCTCATAACCGTTTTATATCTTTCCATACTTCGTTATCCATTGCCGTAATCCTTGTTGATTTGCTCCTGCAATACTCTTATTTGTAACTTATATAGTGCTATAGCTTCTTGACAGCTTTTGTATAGTGTTTCTGCTATTATTTCTTGCTCTTTTGCGTTTGCTATTTCTTCTTTACCTCTAGCCACATCATAAGCTAAAGTTACTGGCATTCCTTCTGCTTTTAGCCTTAGTAGTTCTTGTGCTAGTAGTTTCCTGTAGTTTGCGTATGCTTTTGCGTATGTCATTCCCCTATTTTTAAATTCTGTTAGGGCTGTATTTAGTAAAGTTTTTAATCGGTTCATTTCTTCTAATAAGTCCATTATTTGCTCGCCTTTCTCCAACTAAAAACTCTAACGCCTTTTTGATTTTTAATTGCTAGCCCTGTTATTTCTTTGTCTGTTATTTCTATTTCTTTTACGTGGAACTTGTCATAAGTGGTATATCTTCCGTTAACTTGTCTTATGTCGCATTTGTCGGCTGGTATATAAATAAAGGGCGAAGTGTATAACTCGATACCTATTCCCCATTTGAAGCCTGCTCTTTTAAATGCGTCTGACGCTTCGCCTTTTTCTTTATCGCCAAAGGCTGACTCTACGCCACAGTCCCATTTTGTGATCCATTCATTTATGTTTGGATAATATACTGACAAACCACAGTACATATTGCCTTTTACTTCTTTATAATCACATTTCCAGAAATAAGCTCCTACGGTTTCGTCTAGTAGTTGCATATCGGTTCTAGCTGTTTTATATAAAAGTAAACTTAAGCCTTTTTCGTTTATAGTTGATACTTTACATTCTATTTCATCGCTTTTTAAATCTCTAAACATATATTCCATAGGCTAGCCCTCGTTTTCTTCTTTTTCTTCTTTAATTTGTTTTATAAGCTCGCTTAAGTCTACTTTTATTTCTGTTGCATTTATTACCTTTTGCAACGCTTCTTTTAGTGTGTCTTTCATAAATTTATCAGCGTTTCCTTGAGCTTTTGCTTTTCCTAAACCTACAGCTACGTCTATCATTTCTTCATTAATTTTTCCGTGTTCTATTAATCCTCTAACTATTGTTGCTAAATCTGTCAATACTTCCGACTGACTTCCTGCTACTTTTATATTTCCTTTTCTACATTTAATCATTTTTAACCCCCTATTATTTAATCCTTAAGTTTGTATTATTTGTTTGTATATTTACACCTGACACAATTTCTCCATATTTTTTAAAGTTATCTGCGATTTTCTTTTTATTTACCTTTGTTTCTGTTACTACTTCTTTGTATTCGTCAGGTATTAACTTTTCGTCTATTATGTCTACTGAAATTGGGCTTTTGGCTATTTGTAGCTTTCCTGCTCCTGTTTCAATTCGTTCTATCCCCAAGTATTCCATAGAATTTTTTACGTAGTCTTTATATCTGTCAAGCTTATTTGTTTCTGCTTTTTTATACTCTTGTAATCGTTTAATTTGCACGTCTATTGCTTCTATTAAAGACTTTCTATCTAAGTAGTAGCCAATTATATTGTTTGACTTAACCATTAAAGCGTTTTCTAATTCTTGCTGTATTACTTGTCCTGCTTCTTCTGTTAGTTCGCCTGACTCTAGCTTGTCCATTAACGCTATAAAGCTGTCTGCTATTTCGTACAGTTTTAAATCTGCCATTTGTTTTTTCCTTTCTTAGTGATATAATCACTTTGTAATATTTTTAATTGTTTAGGGCTGTATGCTATTTGCAAGGTACGTACAGCTCTTTCATTTTGTTTTCAATTTCTTTTTCCACTTCTTCAACTTGTTTTAATTGTTCTTCTGTTATTGCATTAAGTTTTGTTCTCTTATTTATGTCTTGAAATATAAACAAGTCTTCTATTTCTTTTATATTGTTAACGTCTGCCATTCTTACCACCCCCTTTAAAAAATATGTTTTTGCTGTCTTGTTTCAGCTTGTCTATTTCTTCTTGGGTATAATAACAGCTCTTATTTTTTATTGTCTCTCGAACTACGTCGTATATATGCTCTAGCTTTTTCTCTGTAATTTGACCTCTTATAACCATATCTTTTTATCTTTCTTAAAATTTCTTAAAAAAATAATCTAAGCTATGGCTTGTATCATTTTCAGCGTTAAGAACGTTTTGTACTGCTACCATTTCGTTGATTTTCCAGTCTACAACTTCGTTGACTTTTTTTCCAAAAGCCACCTCGCCTATATTAATTTTTTCTGCTAAAGCTTTATTTGTGAAACCTGCTCGAGCCATTTCAGCTACAAGATTTTTATACATTTGTTGTCCCCCTTTCAACTATGAATTTTACATTTGTGTTTGTCTTAATCGCATTGTATATTAATTGTAATTAATTGTCAATAACTTTTCTAAAATTTAGTAAATCTTTTCCTATATCTAATTGCCTACTTATTATATACAATTACACATTTTTTATACTAAATTTGCTTTTTAGACTTCCTTTTTTTGAAATAATGTTATAATATAATGTCAAAATGAAAGTGAGGTTTATTATGAATTTGTTAGATAATCTAGATAAATTTATGAAAATTTAATAAAATACTTGACTTCTATTTTTTTAAATAGTATTATGTACGTAGTAAACGCTTTTGCGTTTATCATATCTATATAACATTTCATATTTTAGAAAATTAGAAGTTTTTTTATCATAAACATTGATACCCCATTAAAGTGGAAGGTTAATGCTTATGATATTCGTAATTGAATATTAAAGAGCATAAAAAAAGCCTTTAGTTCGTGAAAACTAAAAGCTTATGCCGAAAGTTAACCAACCCTTAACTGTCAGCACGTTTATAATTATTATACATATAATTATAAAAAACTGCAATACTTTTAAGATAAATTTTTGAGGTTTTAGCTTTCGAGTTAAAATCTCTTTCTTTGTTTTAAGAGCAAGAAGTTTCAAAGTAAAATAAAACATAAAGGTTAGTCAAGCCAATGCTAAAAAGTTGATATTGCTATCGTATGCTTCAATACGGTCGGTTATATGAATACCATCTTTTCATATACTCGTAAAACGGAAACATAAAACCGTTTAATAAATTTTATGGCGAGAAGCTGTGCAAGGTGTAATTCCTTGGGGTTGTGAGGGTGTAAAAGAAGTCTGGGGCAGACAAGACTGTGTGTTTATTCATTTATAAACATAATCCTTGCAGGTGGTCGACGCATTGGGGCAATGAGAACTCAAAGTGTTGTAAATTAGAGTAATTCTTTTTTAAAACTTCCTTTTCAAAGGGATTACTCTGCACAAAAACAAATCAAATCTAAAGTGTTATATAAAAAACTAACTGAAAGTACATAAGAATTTAAAAGTAAAAAAATATATTAGAAAGGTAGTGATAATAATAAAAACAAAAACAATAATATGTAGAGATACAGAAGAAGTAGTAACAGGTGTTACTAAAAAAGACTGTTATGAGAAATACCTAAATACAAAACATTGGAGAAATTTAAGATTAAACATAGCTTACAAACATAATAATAGGTGTCAAATGTGTAGTAAGTTAGTTAAGAGGGGCTACCATATACACCATTTAACTTACGAAAATATAGAAAACGAAAAAGCTAGCGATCTAATGTTTTTATGTGAAAGTTGTCATAATAAAATACATATATAAATAAAATCCAAAAGGAGAGTGAAAAAATGATATTAGAGCTTGAAGATAATAATCATATATTATATAGCCTAAAACAAAAACTAAAAGAAATAGGTAAATCTCTTTGACATTCCTAACTTGGAAAAGCAATCAGCTGAATTAGAAAAAGAAACTATGCAAGATGGTTTTTGGAATAATTCAAAAAAATCTGGTATAATTTTGCAGAAAATAAAAACAATAAAAAATAAAGTAGAAATTTATAATAAACTTAATACTGAATTAAATAGCTTATTAGAAATGTCAGAACTTCTTATTGAAGAAAACGAATCTAATAATTCCGCTTCTTCAGAAACAGAACAAGACAACAGCTTAATAAAAGACATATTAGATGGAACAAAAACACTGCAAAAAGAATTAGATAACCTTGAAATAGAAACACTACTATCAGGCAAATATGATATAAACAATGCAATAGTAACAATTCACCCGGGAGCAGGTGGTACAGAGTCTCAAGATTGGGCTGAAATGTTATATAGAATGTATACTAGATGGGCAAACGCGAACAACTTTTCTGTTCAAGAATTAGACTATCTAGACGGAGATGAAGCAGGCCTAAAAAGTGTTACATTTCTAATATCTGGTGATTATGCTTATGGATATATGAAATCTGAAAAAGGTGTTCACAGACTAGTAAGAATATCTCCTTTTGATGCAGGTGGAAGAAGACACACATCTTTTGCATCAGTTGAAGTATTACCAGAAATAACAGAAGACATTGAAATAGACATTAATCCTGATGATTTAAGAATAGATACATATAGAGCATCAGGAGCGGGCGGACAACACATAAACAAAACATCATCTGCAATAAGGATTACACACATACCAACAAATATTGTAGTAGCTTGTCAAACAGAAAGATCTCAATTACAAAATAAAGAAACTGCAATGAAGATGTTAAAATCAAAATTATTGGACTTAAAAGAAAGAGAACATAAAGAAAAAATAGAAGATTTAAAAGGTGAACAAAAAGACATAGCATGGGGAAGTCAAATAAGATCATATGTATTCTGCCCATATACGCTTGTAAAAGACCATAGAACTAATTTTGAAACAGGAAATGTAGAAGTAGTTATGGATGGAGATTTAAATGGCTTTATGAAGGAATATTTAAAAAAATAATAGAGAAGAAAATTATATTCAAACCAATAGTTATAAAACTAAAAGTCTAGCTAATAAAATAAAGTATTTAGTAAGTTGTTTTACCAATAACAGAATTAAAAAGCTAACTGATGAAGAAAAAGCAGAACTAATAATTTATATGGAAAACATAATTAATAAATAACAGAAAGAAAGTATAATTAAATTACGAATTTATTACGTTTATGTAACTTTTTCGTAATTAAAATAATTACCATAATTTACTACAATACTTACTTACTAAAATATAGTAAAATAGTTGTATATATTTGTAGGTGGTGGTTAAATGTTATTAAATTGTAAGAAAAAAGTATATTATAATGGATTGGATTGTATTCTTGAAAATGATATAAGGTTATACTCTAAAGACTGGAACGGAAAAGTTTATATAAAAGGCTATAAAGATAAAACAGAAATACATAAAACATATGAGCCTATTGTAAATATAAAAGGCTCTAAAGTAAAACTTATTGGATTTAAAGAAAACTAATTGACATATTTTAACAATTACTATATTATATTTCTAGGAATATCTTTAGAACGCATTTGCTATCCTATAAAAGAAGTCAGTACTTGTCGGTGTGGCTTCTTTTTTTATTTCTTACTATGTCTTATTTCTTCTTGGTAGTTTCTTTCTATTTTTTCGTCTATTGTAACTAAGTTATTTGTAATAATATCTAATGACTTTGCTATATTATTGTTGCTCTGTGCTAATGTCTTAAGCATTTCTGTATTATCTTCTAACATTTTTGTATTTTTCTTTTTGTCTTCTATAAAAACCCATATAAAAAGTCCAGCCATTATTACAGTACCACCATATTGAAATATTGCTTGTATTATTTCTTGTATTGTCATATTTTTAGCTCCTTTCTAACCTTCTTGGTCACTCTTAACTAAATAAGCGTGTAAAGTTATATTATAAACGTTGCAAGGGTACGCTGTTGCATTGGTTACTTTTAAGTTTATTCCGTTTTTAGTTGGATAATTAAACGTTGGCTCTAAAGTAATTTCGCTTGCTTTAAATATTCTTGATCCTGTTAAAATTCTATAAGTATTTCCTGACCACGTACTAGATCCATAAGTCGCAATATTGTTTAAGTATATTGTTACTGTGTTGCTATTTTGTGTCGTTACTTGTGCTGACAGTCTATAAGCTACTTCGTAACCTGTTGGTATTGTTATCGCTGTTGTTATTCCTTCTATAAGCTGGTAGTCATAAGCACCCAATAATTGAAAAGTGCCACTTGTAGAAGTTGTAAAATGGTCATACATAAGTTGACTTCCTATATAAATACAGTTATCAAGTTGTAAACTACCACTATAAAAGCTGTTTGGGTTAGTTGGAAAACCATTTAAGGCTACACTATTTAAGTTCCTATCGAAAAACATAAGTGGTATTCCTTTTGGAAGTACTACATTGTAAGTCGTAGATCCAAACAAGTCAGTTATTATAAATTGAAAGTCGTAGTCGTATTGGTTGTCAAATGAAGCTGTAACTTGTGTATTATTTGCAATAGTTACAGGGCTTGAATATGAGCTTTCGCTTGTTTTCTTATACTTGTATTGAATAGTTACGCTGTTATGGCTGTCTACGCTTGAAAAATAAGCATTTACAAGCATATCTGTTGCTGAATAAAAGTTTGACTGTCTTGCTATGTTAATTGTTGCATAAGGTAGTTTCCACGCTAGCATTGTTACTGTTATGCTTTTAGTAGTTACAAAGCCCCTAGAGTCTGTAACTATTACATTTAAAGTAAAGTTAGTTGAATAGTTTATTGTTCCAATAGAAATAGGGTTTGTATAACTATTAGTTATGTCTACTTTGTAACCATTTATTGAATACTCTACCTTGCTAATAGTTGCATATTTTAAGGCTTGTACTCCCGATATTGTTAGCTGTAAATTACTTTGATTTTGTATTATTTGCTGGTCGTTCCCTGTTATTACTACGGTTGTAGCGTTACTGTCTTTGTATGTTACTGTATTAATTACAGGGTTTCCATTTACTATTGAAAAAGTAACAGGGTAGCTTTGTCTTAAGGTAGTTCCATTTATTATTGTTTGAATATAGAAATATACTGTTCTTGATTTGCCTGTTGTAGCTTGTCTTAACGTGTTTCTTTCAGCTGTTGTAAGATTAAAAGTATAGCTCGTTCCTGTTATTGGTATATTTCTATATGGAACGTCTGCCGAAGCTCCAGTAAGTGATATACAAGCTTGTAATGAGCTTACGGCTGTTCCTGCTGGGTTTGTATATGTTATTGTAGGGTTTGCTTCGTCGTTAAAGTTTGGTGCGTTTGTTATAGTAGCATTTCTTGCAATACTAGGAAGACTCCAGCTACCACTACCTGTGCAATTTACGGCTACGTAGTATATTCCTGCTTCTGCGTATGCTGAAAATGTTTTATTACCACTACTATTGTGTGTAAAAGTATATGTTCCACTTGCTATTACAGTTCCTGAATATACATTCATTCTTGTTGATGAATAATATACTTGCTTTCCGTCTATTGTAACTTTAAAGTTTCCACAGGTTACCCAGCCATAAGTATATGAGCCACTACCAACTAGCGACCAATTTATTGTTGTTTGGTTATTTGCTACGCTTTGGCTTTTTACTGACCAATTAAAAGTTAAGCTTCTACCTTCACAGCTTGTTGTTGTAAATGAGCCTGAATTAGCCATTAACTACCACCCCCTTGTGCATTAACTAGTGCTATACCGTCATTTGTTACGCTTCCATTTGTTATTGTTATTGGAATAAATCTAAGCTTATTACATAGTGTTATTTCTTCTTCTACTACTGATTTTTTCTGATGAAATTCGTCTCGATCTACCCAATATATCTTATTATTGTTTATATCATATCCTGCAAAGCCTATGTCGTTATTCATTAGTATATATGAGCCGTCTTGACCATACATTTTTAAGCCGTTTTTGTTTAGCTCTGCTATTAAGTTATTAGCTTCGTCGTAAACTTCAATTTGTCCGTTTTGGTTTAAGTTGTTACCTAGCTTTAAAGTTCCACCTTTGATTAAATCAGCTGTCAAGTTTATTACGTTTATTTGCTCCATATTCAAAACATTGTCTATTGTCCAAGCACTTTGGAAAGTTCCATTTATACCTGTTTGACTAAAACCAATACCACCGTTATTTATCATAATTACATTAGTTGCGTCTTCTTTTGGCAAAGTATCTACTATTAAGATTTTATCGCCTTCGTATATACAATAACTTGATCCTAAAGCGTTCCATATTTTTTCTTGTGCTTGTTGTAGTTCTTCACTTAAAGTTATTACTATATTTGTATTTGCATTGTTTATAGCTGTCTGTGTTGCTGATGATATGCTAGTAAGTAAATTACTTAATTTCTGCGTAAAGTTTCCAAACTCTAACTCTGTATATTTATTCAAGATACAGTCGTAGTCGTATGCTATTAAGTTTGTCATTATGTCTACACCTAGTCGCTCGTCTATTACTTCTATTGTATCGCCTATATCTGTTATTTTTTCTAGGTTTGCTTTAAGCGTATAATTTACTTGTGGTATGCTGTTTTCTTCTACATAAGTTTGTGCTTTATCTCGTAAGTCATTAATCAATGCTTGTTGGTATGCGTTTTCGTCAAGGTTTCCTTGTTCGTCTTTGTAGTCTTCTTCTAGTATGTTGCTTTGGTCAAATGAAACTGTCTTTGTATAAGGTATTGTATATTGTAATTGGCTATATACGTATAGCTCGTCTAATGTTAAGCCGTCTTTTCCAACAGGCAAAAGCTTTGTAACAACATTATCCCAATTTTCTGTGCAAGTAATATCTTTTAAGTTTTTAGCATATCTAACTGTTACGCCGTTATCTTGTCCAATACTAGCCATTACTTTAATTGTCCAGTTATCACGTACCAAGTGACCACCCCAACGCTCTATAACTGTGTTAATAGCTTCATATAGCGACGTTCTTACGCACCTGTAACTATTTATATTTTGTATATTAGAAAGCGTTGTAAAAGGGCTTGGGTTGTCTGTGGCACTATTTAAGTGGTCTAGTGCGTCATTACAGTTTTTGTCTACTACGTAGCTGTCTGCTATTAAGTAGTTTTGGCTGTCAAAAAATACGTGATTTGCTTTTACTCTTATTTTAGTTTTTGTCTTTTCAGGATTTGACAACCTAAAAGCCTGCTCGCCTTGTGGCGTTGGTGCTACTACTATATTGCCTTGTACTAAATCATTGACATACTCTAGCCCCGTTTCTAATTCTAAATAAAAAGAGCCGTTGTCCTCTTTGTGAACTTTGGCTTTTGTTGCTATTATGGTTTTATCTCCATTTGACAAGTAAATTTTGTCAGTTGAGTTGAATAATTTTAACATATTTTATCAACTCCTTTAATCTAATACTATATATTTCAAACTCAAATAAAGTGTATTTCCGCCAGGATAACTTACACTCTGTGCTTGATTATAAGCGTACAGTAGTCTATAATCATTGCTATTAGCTCTTCTTAACGCAACATGACCTACTGCACTAAAAGCAACTAAATCATTATTGGCTTGCATTCCACTTTCTGATATTGTAGTATCAAGATTTACAACTGTATTATCACTTGTTTTAGACCATTCAGGCATTACACTTCCTATATTTAGCCAGTTCGCAGCACTAGTAACAGTTGAAGGTATCTCCATTTTGACATTGAGAGTAACAATATTCATATTTCTTTTGAAGTTCAAAGTAAATGTAATATTACTTTTTGTTGCTGTTAGAGTTGCAGTTTGTACTGTACCCATTTTAGTTTCAACAGCATTTATACTAGGTGCATTAGTGTGTTTATCGTCTGTTGTATTAAAACTATCTATAATATCGCCAGTATTTGGTGTTACTGGTGTTACCGCTACTTTTTTTATTGTTTTCATATCTTATCCCTCCTTTTAATACTTAATAATATAATTTAAAACAATATATGGTTGTAAGTTGTTATGTTCTTGCCCTCCACCTGTTGCACTAGCTTTAAAAACATGGTCATCCCAACTAACATTTGCGTCTGTTCTAACTATTCCTGTGTGACCACTGCTTTCTCCATAACCTAAAGGTCTAACCGCTCCATTTCCTGCGTCTATAATATTATGCTCATGACTTGGCATTTCGTTTGTTGTTAATGTATGTGTCTTTTCTCCACCTGTTTCGCCCAATGTATTAAATTCAGTTTGTGTGCTATCGTAACCAACAGGCACTTTGCCTTTTAAATTTGGCAAGTTAAACGTTGTACTTTCGTCGCCAGCTCCGTAGGTTGTGCCAATAGTAGTAAATAAGTCGCTGTAATTATTTCTGCTTATTGCTGAACCGTCACATATTAAGAAACCTGCTGGTGCTGTTTGTCCTGCAAACTGTATTATAGAACCTGTTGGAATACCACTACCGAAAGTGTTTGGTACTTCTTCATAACCTTCTGGTATAGTAGATCCGTCAAAACCTATAACAGAACCTGTTGGCACTTCGTAGGTTTCTCCGTCGTTAATTGTAGCTGTATGTTCCCCTTCATAGTCTGTTATTGTAACAGTAGTTACCCCAGCTGTTTTAGAAGTTTCTACTGTTGGGCTTACACCGTCATTTAATTGGGCTGAGTGTGTGCCTGTATAATCTGTTGTAGTTACTATTGCTCCTCCTGTTGTTCTTTCAACAGAAACAGTTGGGCTTACACCACTTTCGCCTTTAACCATATAAGCTCTTGTATTATCTTTGTCGTTATTATTTCCTTGTATTATTGTTATTGTTGACATTAGCTTACGCCTCCTTTCTTGTTGCGTCTTGTTCAACTATAAACCTTCCACGCATAATTGTGAAAATATCATAGTTTACACCTATTTGTAAGTCGTAAAAATAAGTACCAATTTGTAAGTTTTTTGTTTTTTCAGGTGCTACTCTTATTGCATATTTTCTTATGTCTTTATTTTCGTCATATTCTACTATGCTTATTCCGTCATTAAGTCCAGCTTCAAACAATACTTCGCTGTCGTCGTTTTGTCCGTCTCTGCAAGTAAAATATACGCTGTCTAAGTCTTGTCCTAAGTCGTCAATTACCATTGCACAAGAAAAAGTATCGCCCTTAACGTGGCGTATATCGTTAGTGTAATAATTCATATTTCTACACTCCTTTCTATATCCAGCGTGAATAATTTTTAATATTTATTTGCGTAATTGATCCAGTCCAACTAATTATATTTTTTCCTACACTTAATTTGAAGTTGTCATAATTTCCGACAACTTGCCTATTCATAAATGCGTTTGTTGTTGGGTTATATGCGTTCATATTCGCTACGTCTATTGTTATTGCGTTTTCTGTGCTTAAATCAATTACGAATAATTGAAGACCATTTAAAGATAGGTTAATTGTTCCACTTCCTTGTATAGTAATAGTTGGCTTAGAGTAAATATTTCCGTTATTTCTTATTGCTATTTGTGTTTGGTCTGTTATTGCTACTGTTGTTGAATTATCAGCTAAACTATACTTGAATGGTTGTATGTGCATTTTAACTGTTGCTGTTCTAAACCTAAGTAGTCTTTCAAAGTCTATCTGCTCTAATATTTGGTAGTTATAATATTTGTCAGGCTCGTTTGAAAAAGTTACCGTTCCTGAACTATTAAAATAAGCTATTATTTGGTCTATATCGAAGTCGTCATATAGACCTATTGAAAATTCTTTGTCATAAGCTCCATAACCTAAAGTCGTTATTATGTCGCCGTCTCTACCGTCTATTTCTTCTGCTTCTGCCCTTATTTTGGGCTTAGTTATTGCAGGAAGATTTTGTACTAATAAGCCCGGTATAGTTGTCGAACTTATACCGTTTAGAATAATATTGTTACTCATACAGCAACTCCTTTCTCATTATAATACTGCCAATGATAACCACCAGCAGTATTATAATATTTAATTTTTTTACAACAATTAGATATATTTTTTTTATCTATGTTGGTTTTTCTTGACGCTTCTTTAATACTTCTATAAACTTCGCCAGTTTCAATACATATTACTTCTTTTCTATTCTTATTAGCCAGCATTATTTTATTTTTAGTATTGTCGGTACAATGAAGTCCTTTGTTCCAAGAAGGCTTACCAACTTTAGATAATCTCATTAGTTGCTTAGATTGCTCTGTATGTTTCTTTCCCAAAAAAGCATTGTTGTTGCCACCAATAGAATTATTATACCCATATTGTCTTTGATTACTTTTATAATAAGAGATTAATTCTTTTTCTTTTTCAAAGGCTTGCTCGGCTGTCAGTCCACTACTTAGAATTTCGTGTTCAATATTATTCCAACCGATATTTTACAATATCACTAAAAAAATGCTTGTTTGGTCTATATCCAAAACCATTTTTCCACCTTTGGTTTGCTTTTTGGGAGGTTACTCCAATATAAATTTTGCCATTTGGAGCTGTGTGCTTATATACTATATAGTTTTTCATTATTATTTTATCCCTTTCTATGTGTAAATTGCATTTTCAACTGTACGTCTTACAAAGCGTCCTGCTTCTTCGTCGTCAAGTTCTATTTTCATACTTGCTAATGCTTCTTGGAAAGCTAAAACCATATTGTTATAACTAAAGCTTTGACTTTCTGCTTGTTGTATTGCACTTGTTGTATTTCTAATACTTGTATTTATAGGCATACCACTTCGTATTTGGTCTGTTAGTCCTGCTGTTATTCCGTCAGTATTTAAGCTTGTATCAAAAACAGAAACAATACTATTTCCTAGGCTTTTAACTTGTGAAAGTAAGCCTTTTTCTTCTTTTTCAATTCCAAGTCCTAAACCTTCAAGTAAGTATTGTCCCATTTGTTTTGTTGCTTTTGAAGGCGACTGCTCTTGCAATGAAGCTTTTAAATTGGCTAATAATCTAAAACCAAAGTTACGTATTGTTCCAAAAACCCCACTTTGTTTCCTTTCATTTGCAACACCGTTGTTTATACCGTCAATTAAGTCTTCGCCTGCTGTTGTTGCACCTGTTTTTTGTTTAGATATTTCATAAATAGCGTCACTTGCTAGTTTTGCCATTTCTTCTTTGGCTTTTGGCTTTCCTAATGCTACACCATTTACATAGGCTTGTACTTGCCCATTTCCAGCGTCCCTAAACTCATATTTTGAGCCTGTAATTTCACTTAGTTGGTCGTCTAGTCCGTCGCTCCACTCAATTTGTACTTTATCAAGTGTAGATGTAGTCTTTTTAACGTATTCGTCTAGTGATTTTTTCTGTTCTTCTAATAACCTTTCATTTTTTGCAATTTCTCCGTCAATAATATCTGCATTTGCTTCTGTTCTACTTTCTTTTAATACACCGAGCAACTTTTCAGTATTTGCTACGTTATCTTCTAACATTGCTTTTTCTGCGTCTGTTGCGTTTTTATAATCTTTAACATAGTTCCAAGTAACATTTGTCATTTCGCTGTATTTTTCTGCGTGAGCTAAAGCCATATTGTTTTCATATTGACCAATATTATATGTGTATTCTGTAATTAAGCCTTCTTGTTGTGTTATTGAATTTTCTAAATCTCTTACGCCTTGTTCCCAGTTTTCTTTTCTTTGTCTTGCGTTTTTAAGTTCCTTTGCATGGAATATACCAGCTAAACTGCCACCAAACTTTGTTGCGTCAATGTATTTGTTTTGTGCTTCTGTTAATGCTCTGTTTATTTCTTCTTCTTTTTTCTTTTCTTCTGCTAGTTTGTTTTGGTAGTCTGTAAGTTGTCTTACAGCGTCTTGCTGTTTGTTAAGTGCTTCTGTGTATAGTTCTTCTTGGCTGTTAAGAATAATTTGAGCC